GGCGACAGAGTTTTGAGACCCAAAAAACTTAGAGATCGCCTCTAGTTACCCGCGAGGCAACGAAAACGCGGGCTTGCCGTCCCGAAACGGCAACGGAAACGATTCCAGTTGCACTTGCACACCCCCCCTAGTAAGCTAGACGCGTGCCAGTACAGCATCTGGTAGCGTCACCCCCCAGCGTGACCCCCGGAGTGCGTCTGGACCCGGTCTACGGCTGCTGGCTCCACCTCGGCCGCAAGAACGAGCAGGGCTACGGACTGACCCCGGACGGCAAGCTAGCCCACCGCGAGACCTGGATCGCGATCAAGGGCCCCATCCCCCCCGGCATGGAGCTTGACCACGGGTGCCGTCGCCGCCTCTGCCGGCGCCCCGAGCACCTCGAGCCCGTGAGCCGATCCGAAAACGAGCGCCGCAAGTCCTTTCGCCGCCGCATGCGCCGAACCACCTGCAAGGCCGGCCATCGCCTCTACGAACACGGCCGGCGCACCCCTGAGGGCGGGAAAGTCTGCCTTCTCTGTGCCCCACTGGAGAGCAAATGACCGAAAAGCCCGCCGGCATGGAGTCAGGGATCTCTCTCCGCCGCCTCGGTTCGATGGCCAGCGACTACGACGCCGCCGACATCGCCAGCCTGGCCCGGGACCTGATCGTCGCAGGGCGTAGCGAGTCCCAGGCCTGGGCGGTCGCCGAGTCGTTCGTCGCCGAGCGCAATCGGCGGCAGGAGGTTGTGCGCGAGCAGGAGAACGAGGCAAAGCGCCAGCACGAGTTCGAGCGCCGGGTACGAACCCGCGCAGAGGCGATCCTCATCAAGCGCGCGAACGCTGGCGATATCAGCCCTCTCGAGGTCCAGCGCAAGATCTACGACAGCGCCCTCGATAAGGCCCGCGAGCAGCTCCGCCGCGAGGGGAAGTACCAGGAAGCCGCCAATGGCCGGTGAGATCCAAGGCACCGAGTTCCTCCCCCGCTGGAGATCCCGCCTCCCCAACGGCGATCTCTCGGACGAATACGGACCCTCCCTCGCCACCGCCGTCCGCCACCGCCGCGACCTCTCCATGTTCACCTGGCGCCCCCCTCCCCGAACCCCCGCCCGCCCCGACTCCCAAGCCCTAGCCCACCTCTTCGCCTCCCCCGCCGCCGACTCGGTCCCCGACCGCGAGCGGGATGTTTATCAGGCCCTCTACGTGAGCGGCCTCGGCTACAAGCGAGCCGCCGAATCCCTTGGCGTGTCCCGCTCGACCGTCCGGACCCTGGCCAAGCGCCTCCGAGCCCGCGTTCTATGAAATCCATCCCCGCACGATTCCACGAAGCCGCGGCCCAGCTTGATGCCGAGCGCCGCAGCGCGTTTCCTGAGAAGGACACCGTCTCCTGGCGCGATCTGATCTCCGAGGAGATGAAGCGCCGCGGCGAGACCATGGCCGATGTTGTGAACTCCACGTTCACGGACGCCGAGTTTGACGCCCAGTTCTTTCCCGGCTTCGGTGGGCCAGAGGGCTCTCCTTTCACCCTCTGGACGGCGGAGCACGTCTACTTCCCCGTCTGCTACGACGGCGCTGAAGAGGCGAAGTCGGTCCCGCGGTACCCCAGCGGCGAGGCGACCGAGCACGTGGGGGGCTGGTGAGCGCCCCCAAGGACCTAAACGCGGCCATCTCGGAGAACCGGGCCCAGATCAAGATGCTGGCCAAGACCCGGCGCGAGCTCGAGAAGGCGAAGGGCGACCCGGACCTGATGCTCGACGTCTCCAAAGCAAGCGCCGGCCTCTTCCGCTCCATGGCCAGCCTCCTCGCCGAGCACCGGAAACTCGAGGCCCACGTGAAAAAAGCCGTGGACGAGATGCCGCCCGAGGAGAAGGCCGCGCTGGTCTTCAAGTTCGCCGAGCAACTCCCCGCCTCGACCCGGGCCGAGCTCCGGCGCCTGCTCGTGGACCTGGACGGGGAATCGATCCTGAGCGTATGAGGGGAAGCTGTGAACACTGCGGGGCCTCGTTCGAAAGGTCGCGCAAGGAGTCGTACCGGCAGTTTGCGGAGCGTCGGTTCTGCGGCCTCCCCTGCGCCAACGGGGGCTCCGACCACGGGCAGTCACAGTCGCCCGAGTGGAAAGCGTGGAGTTCGATGAGGTCCCGCTGTCTACTGGAGACCGACAGGGAGTACCCGAACTACGGTGGCAGAGGTATCCGCATCGACCCCAGATGGGATGACTCCGCGGCCTTCCTCGAGGATATGGGCCCCCGGCCGTCCCCGCGCCACAGCCTTGATCGCATCGACAACGACAAAGGCTACGGGCCCGACAACTGCCGGTGGGCGACCCCCGCCCAGCAGAGCCAGAATAGGCGCGCCACGAAGCTGACTCCAGTCGCCGTGATGTGCATCCGTGTCCTGCGAGAACGCGGCGCGAGGATCGCGGTGCTAGCCGGTGCATTCGGGGTCTCCGAGACAGCGGTGAGCAACGTGGTTGCGCGGCGCACGTGGAAGAACGTCGCCTGATGCCCAGCGAGATTCAGATCGACATCCTCTGGCGCTGGTGCCTTGACCAGTCCATCGCCGCCGGCTGGCCCTACGCCGCAGCCGAGGCCGCAGCGGACCGGACGGTTTGGCTGCGCATTCACACCTGATGCTCGTCTGCTTCGACTACCACTGCCCCACCTGCTCCACGACCCAGGAGCGGCTCGAGGATCGCCCCGCCCCCAGCCACGTCCCCTGCGCATGCGGCGGCCTGATGCAGCGCCAGATCGGCGCCCCTCACATCGGCGACTCCCCGCCCACGGCCACGCGCGGCAAGTCAGACCCGGTCCCGCCCGGCTCCTTTTCGACGCGCGCTCTCGCTGAAGGGATGCCGCGCCGAGAGTGGGACAAGAAGCGGAGCGAGCACATCCGCCGCACCCGGTACGAGCAGATCAAAGCCAACACCTGATCGCTTCCCATGGCGCTCTCCTTCCGCCGCGCCGAGGAGCCGGACATGCGTCTGGTCCTCAGCTCGTGGCTGTCCGCGTATCGAACAGCCCACGCCGCCGGCCTGATCCAGATGCGCGACTGGAGCGCCGTCATGCGCCCGCAGCTGGAAGCCGTCCTGTCCCGGCCCGGATGCCTCGTCACCGTGGCCAGCGACCCGGACGAGACCGACCGCAGCGCCGACCTCTACGGCTGGATCGCGGCCGAGTCCGGTCCCGATCCCTTCGTTCATTTCGTCTACGTCAAGCAGCCCTACCGAAACCAGGGACTCGCTCGCGCCCTCTTCACGGCGGCCGAGATCGATCCCGCAGAGAGATTCGAGCATTCATGTCGAACAGCAATCGTGGCGCGGCTCCGAAGCAAGATACCCCGCGCAAGGTTCAACCCGATCCGAGCCCGCCAGTAGCGAAGGGCCGCGAGCCGATCCCGGTCAAGAAACTGGTCTTCGAACACAGGCGGCCCGTGAACGTGCCCGGCAACCAGGCCGCCTACGAGCTGCCCGGGGACGCGGCCGGGAACAAGCCACACTGGAACATCGAGTACCGCCCCTGGATGCGGCACTTCTACATCGAGTACTTCCGCCCGTCCGCGTCCGAGCCGTACGAGACCTGCTTTCTCCACGAGAGCCAGGTCGTGCGGTGGGAGCCGCTTGTCCTTTGATCCCCTCACCTACGTACTCGACGAGTCCCGCCGCCTCGCACAGGCGAAATCGACCAGCGACTGGCCGGCGAAGGTTGAGCGCGTCTACGAGCAGCTCCATCCGGCCCAACTCCATTTCGCCCTGGACCCGAGCAAGCGTATCGCGGCACTCGTCGGGCGCGGCGGCGGGAAGACGACCGGGGTACGGGCCCGCTTCGTCCGCCGGCTCCTGCTCACGAACCGAGCCCGCTGCCTGTTCTTCGCCTCGACCCGGCAGATGGCCGAGGAGCTGCTCTGGAATCCCATCAAGCACATCCTCGGGGAGATCGGGTTTCAGCGCGATGTCGATGTCCGCTTCCACGAGAGCAAGCTCAAGCTCACGATCACGCGCACCGGCTCGACCCTCCAGCTGGCCGGGATCGACAACCGGCGCGAGATCGAGAAGTACCGCGGGCAGCCGTTCCATGAAGTGTGGATCGACGAGGGCTCCAGCTACCCGACACAGCTGCTCGAGCACCTGATTTACCGCGTCATCGGGCCCAGGCTCGGCGACTACAAGGTTGACGGAACCGATGGCGGCATCCTCGGCCTGACCGGCACCCCGGGCCACATCCTCAGCGGCCCCTTCTACGAACACACCCGGGTCGGCAGCGAGACCTCGCGGCACTGGAACGATCGCGAGCCCGGCGACGGCTGGGACGGCTACTCGCTCCACACCTGGACACAGAAGGACGGCGCCGACGCTGGCATCGAGGCCATGCGCCGGCTCTGGGACGAGGCCCTCCGCGAGAAGCAGCGCAACGGCTGGTCCGATGACCACCCTGTCTGGCGCCGCGAGTACCTCGGTCAGTGGGCCGCCGACGACACCGAGAATATCTTCAAGTACCGGCCCCACGTCGATGGCGTCGAGTGGAACCAGTGGGACCCGAAGAAGGACCCGCGCACCGGGTTCGCGAAGCTGCCCGAGGCCACCGGCGAGTGGCGCTACGTGCTCGGCATGGACATGGGCCACTCGGACCCGTTCGCGCTCCAGGTCTTCGCCTACAACCGTCACGAGCGGATCCTCTGGCACGTCTTCGAGCACGAAGAGAAGGGGATGCGGCCCCAGACGATCGCCAAGCTGCTCATCGGCGAGGACCTGGACCCGCGCAATCCGCAAGGCGTGATCGGGGTAACCGGCTGGCCCGATGACATGGTCGCCGACACCTCGCATCTCGGCGGAATGATCCTCGACGAGCTGCGCCAGGTCTACGGCATCCACTGCGAGCAGGCCGAGAGAAAGCACAAGTTCGACGCGATCGAGTTGTTCAACGGCGACCTGCTCGACGGGCTCATCAAGGTCATGAAGGGCTCGAAGCTGGAGCAGCAGCTGATGTCCCTCCAGTGGACGAGCGACGAGTGGGGCGGGCTCAAGGAGACGAAGGGCCAGCCGAACCACTCCACCGATGCCGCCGTCTACGCACGCCGCCGAGCGATGCACCGATTCACCGAGGAAGCCCCGGCACCTCAACCGAAGAGAGGCACGCCCGAGGCCCTCGAGGCCGTGATGCTGGCCGAGGAGGAGCGCGCGGCAGGTCAGGCCGACCGCGGGTGCTGGGACTACGACGACTCGAACTTTTGGGGAGACTGATGGCAGCAACCACCAAGCTCAGCCCGGCCAAGTGGCTGGACCTGATCGCCGCCAAAGCGCCGGCATTGCGCAAGGCGGGGGTGCTGCGCGTGGAGCTCAACGACGCGATCGTCCAGCTGGCCCCGGAGTACCCCAGCGCGAGCACCGAGAAGGCCCCGCGGCAGCGTTCGCAAGCCGACCCGCTCGACGACGAGACCACCTACGGCCTCGGCTACGTCCCCGGCTTCCCCCGCGCTGGGCGACGTGACCACGGAGACATGGAGTGAGCGTCTCCGAAACCAGCTGGTGGGACCTGGACAAGGATAAGGCCCACGACCGGATCATTGAGCACGTCGGCGAGGTCGAGCGAACGCACAGCTTCCTGTTCGATCGCTTCTACAAGCTCGACTGCCTCTACGACCCGTACCACGACCGGATCGGGGGCCACAACCTGTTCGACGGGCTCGGCGAGTCCAGCGCGGTCGTCAACGAGAACGTGATCGCGAGCAACGTGGACACGGTCGCCGCCATCGTCGCTGCTACCGAGGTCCGCGCCCGGCTCGTCACCGACGGCGCCCCGTGGAGTATCCAGCGCAAGGCCCGGCAACTGGCCCTCTACGCGGAGGGGCTCGACAAGCTGCTCGAGCTGCATGCCCATGCCGCCCGCGCGTTCAAAGCCGGCGCGCTCAAGGGAACCGGCCTGGTCAAGGTCTGGGCCGACCACGACGCCGGCGAGATCTGCGTCGAGGATGTCCCCGTCGATGACATCGTAGTGGACGAGGGCGAGTGCCGATCCGGCAAGCCGCGCCAGATGCATCAGCGGATGCTCGTCGATCGGGATTCGCTGAAGGCTCGGTTCCCGAACCACGGGAACGAGATCGACCGCGCACAGACCACCGGAGACGCGACCGGGGTGTGGCGCTACTGGGCCGATTACCGCCCCATCGAGAGCGGTCAGGTCGTTGTCGTCGAGAGCTGGCGGCTGCCGATCGGCAAGGAGGGCTCGAAGTTCTACAAGCCCGGGCGCCACGTCATCTGCGTGGACGGCGCGACCCTCTTTGACGAGGAGTACGAGAAGGACTTCTTTCCGTTCGCCCGCTTTGTCTGGTCCGAGCGCAACGGCTGGTACGGCATCGGCCTCGCCGAGCGCATCAGCGGGAATCAGCGCCAGATCAACAAGATGAACTGGCAGGTCGATCGCCAGCTCGACCGCCTCGCCGTTCCGATCACCTACGTCCGCCAGACCGACGCCCATCTCTCGGTGAGCACGGTCAACCGCGCCGGTGCCATCGCCCCCGTCTTCGGCGACATGCCCGTGACGGTCATCCCCCCGGCCGTGAGCGGCGAGGTGTACGCGCGGCTCGACCGGCTCTCGGAGAAGTCCTATCAGGAGTCCGGCGTCTCTCGCCTTGCCGCCACCGCCAGCAAGCCCGGCGGCATCGAGTCCGGCGCTGCCCTGCGCGAGTACCGGGACGCGACCACGCAGCGGTTCGCGGGCCAAGAGAAACGATTCGAGCAGCTCAAGCTGGACATGGTCTGGCTGGCCCTCGACGCCGCCAAGGACCTGGGCGAGGCCGCTCCCACCGTCGTCCGCCGTGCCCTCCGCGGTGCTCGCAAGATCAAGTGGGCCGACGTGGACATGGAGGAGACGCGGATCCAGCTCGCCGCTGCCTCCAACCTGAGCCGCACCCCGGCCGGTCGCATGCAGGCGATCATCGAGCAGTCGCAGGCCGGGCTCATTTCCTCGGACGAGGCCCGCCGCCAGCTCCGCCCGATGTCGCCTCTCGACCTCGAGTCCGAGATGGCTGTGTACGTCTCCGAGCTCGAGGATATCGAGTTCACCATCGAAGAGATTCTCGACGGCGAGGACCTGGTCCCGGAGCCGTTCCAGTCCCTCGAGCTGGGCGTCGTCCGTGTCAAGAAGGCCGTGCGCGCCGCCATGATGGAGGGCGCGCCCGAGGACCGGCTCGAAGCCCTGCGCGAATGGGCCGAGCAGGCCGCCGACATGCTCAATCCGCCCGCACCCCCGGCACCGGCTCCGATGCCTGGCGCCGAGATGGGGATGGACCCGATGGCCGCGCCGATCGATCCGATGGCCGGCCCGATGCCGATGCCAGCCGCACCCGGGCAGCCGACCGCTGCTCTCGCACCCGAAGCCATGACCCTTGTTGCCAGCTGAGGACCGATGTCAACCGAAGAAATCCCGACCATCGACGACGCCACCCGCGAGTCCGAGCGCTCCGCCGTAATGGCCCAGTTCGAGGAGTTCGACCCGAGCGCCGGCCTGCCCGACGACGAGCCCGCAGAGGCCGCTACCGAGCCCGAGGAGGCGCCCGTCGAGGAGCCCACCGAGGAGGCGGAGACGCCGGCCGAGGAGCAGGGAGAGCCCGAGGAGGCCACAGGCGAGACCACCGACGAAGAGGAGGCCGCACAGGCCGCCGAAGTCGAGGACGAGCCCGAGCCGGATGCGGCCATCGCCAAGAACCTCGAGGCCGTCAAGCGTCAGGAGCGGCGCGCGCGCGAGGCCATCGCCAAGGAGCGGGCCGACATCCAGCGCGAGATCGAGGAGTGGAAGCCCCGTATCGAGGCCGCCCAGAAGTTCGAGTCGCTCAAGGGCTCGGCCTGGTCCCGCTCCGAGGAAGTGCTCGCTGAGCTGGGCGTCACCGATGTCGAGGGGTTCGCCAAGCACATCTACAAGCGGACCAAGGACCCGGCCGCGACCGCCGCCGACGCCCGCACGCGCGAGGCCGAGACCCGGCTCGAGAAGCTGGAGCGGCAGAACCGCGAGCTGCTGGAGCGGATCGAGAGCCAGCAGGTTCAGCAGCAGGCACAGCAGTATCTCGACGACGTGTCCAAGGCCGTGAGCGACGACGCCCCAACCCTCGGCACGCTGCTCAAGAACAATCCGACGCGAGCCCGAGAGCGGCTCCGCGTCACGACGCTCTCCCTGATCGAGAAGATGCACGGAGAGACCCCCGAGCCGGCCGACGTTGTCGCCGAACTCGAAAAACAACTCGCGATCGAGCGCAAAGAGCTCGGTCTGGGCCCGGCACCCAAACCAACGCCGACGAAGAAAACGACCCCTGTAGCCGGTGAGAGAAGCGGCAAGTCCCTGACAGGTGACCTCGGCAATCCAACCAAGCCGCGGCCCGAGCCTGAGACACGCGAGGAGCTTTTGGCCAGAACCCTGGCCGAGCTCGAGCAGGGGTCGTTCGAGTAGCTAACCGCGACAGGTTCGCGCAGCGGCAATGAGGGAGAAACCTCATGTCGTCCGCTTCTGATCTCACTTCCACGGCGTTCATCTACAAGAGCGTCTACAGCGACCGCCAGGTTGGTGACCTGGCGATGCGCTTTCACCCAACCTTCAAGATCCTCTCCAAGGAGGGGAAGTTCACCGGTACCGACTTCAAGTACGCCATCCGCGGGGCCAACCCGCAGGGCGTGGCCTCGACGTTCGACGACGCCAAGTCCGGCGCCTCCTCGAGCCAGGGCCTCCAGCTCACCGCGCTCCGCAAGCGCAAGTACGGCTACATCACCATGGACGGTGAGTCCATCGCCGCCGCCGACGGGGACAAGGGCGCGTTCATGCGCCTGGTCACGATGGAGACGGACGGGATCCTGGAGGAGATGGGCGACGCGCTCGCCTTCGATCTGTTCCGGGACGGCGGCGGTGCTCGCGGTCAGCGCGCCTCGATCGCCAGCGATACCGTCACCCTCACCGTCGCCGACGACGCCCGCAACTTCAAGGAGGGGATGACGGTACGTGCCGGCCCGAACGCGGACGGCTCCGCCATCGATACCGGGACCACCACCGTGGTGGCCGTCGATGAGGACGCCGGAACGATCACCCTCGATGACGAGACCGATCTGACCGCGTTCGCCGACAACGACTACCTGTTCCGCAGCGGCGATCAGGGTGGTTGCATGGAGGGCCTCGCCTCCCTGTTCCCTCTCACTGCTCCGTCCGCCTCCGAGAACTTCCGCGGAGTGGATCGCAGCGTCAACCCGCGCAAGTACGCCGGCGTTCGCCTCGATGACACCTCGATCCCGATCCACAAGGCGGCCGGGAAGGTGGCCGTCAAGATCGGTCAGGTCGGTCAGCGCGCGCGGATCGTGGTCCTCAACCCGCTCCCATTCTTCACCGTCACCGAGATGCTCGACGCCAAGGTCACCTACGACGGCGGCGGGGTCAAGGCTGCGGCCGGGTTCGAGGGGTTCGACATGCACACCAGCGCGGGCACCATCCGCGCCGTTGCCGATCCGGACTGCCCGGTGGATCGCGGGTACGTCCTCAACCTCGAGACCATCTACCTCAAGCACCTGCGCGCGCTGCCGCACATCGTCATGGATGACGGCATCCGCTCGCTTCGCCAGACCGACGACGACGGCATCGAGGCCCGGGCGCGCTCCTGGTGCAACCTGATCTCGACCCGCCCCGGCAGCAACGGCGTTTTCTCGATCGCTGCGTAAGGGAGAAGGACCATGGCACACAACGAAATCGTCCTTCCTCGCGCGTCCGCGTCCGAGGCCAAGCCCAGTCGAGCATCTGGCGATGGGGTCAAGAAGCCCATTCGCGGGACCCGGTACGGCGAGCAAATCGTCGTCACGGCCGGCAAGGGCCGCGTCCAGCTCGCCGACGAGGGCAGCTACTTCGTCGCCACCAACCCGACGCCCGGCACCGGACTCGCGTCCATCGCCGCGGCTGACGGAGTGGACGACGAGGAGGCCCTGCTCTACGTCCGCAACGAAAACAGTGCGGGCAGCGGCAAGCGGGTGTACCTCGACTACCTCCGCGTTCAGACCACGGTCGCGGGCGCCAGCGGAACCAACCTCCGCTGGGTCGCCCAGATCGACTCGGGCAACGACCGCCACTCCAGCGGCGGTTCCACGCTCACGCCGGTGAACACCAACATGGCCTCGACGGAGACCTCGGGGGTGGACATCAAGGCCGGCGCCGTGGTCCTGGATGCGGAGAGTTCGGCAGTACGCCTGCTCGGCAGCGGGATCCTTCGCACGGCGATCGCGGTCGCCGGCGATCAGTACCTGTTCGACTTCGGGGGCGCGATCTCGCTGCCCACCGCTCGTCTACAGGACGACGGAGACACCGCGAACATCCTGACCTCGATGCCCCCGGTGGTGCTGGGGGAGGGGGACGCCTTCTACTTCGCCCTCAACGGCGCGAGCCAGGACACCGCGGCCCAGTACGAGATCGAACTGGGCTTCTGGGTCCGCTGAAAGGAGCACAGCATGGCACTCGACGCCTACCCCGTTCGCTCGGGCGAACCGGACCGATATGACTACGACCTCGTCCTTGAGGGCGGCTCCGCGGCGATCTCGATCGTCAGCGGCAGCAAACAGGGCGTGACCGCATCCCGCACCGGTACCGGTGTGTATCGGCTCGCCTTCAACCAGCTACCCGGCGCGTTCCGGGGCTGGCAGGCGTCTCTCGGCGCTGCCACCCCCTCGGCCCTCGCCGGGCACACGGTGATCCGCGATGAGTGGGACGCGACGAACAAGCGTCTCGACTTCACCGTGTTCAACGGCTCGGACTCGGCCCATGACCTGGCCGCTGACGAGTACATCGACATCACCCTGCGATTCACCCGGACTCCGATCTAGTGGCTCGCATCTTCACACTGGGCGCCCTCGTGACCAAGTGCCAGCAGCAGCTGGACATGGAGAGCGAGGACGCCGTCGATACCGAGGAGTACAAGGGTCGGATCAGCACCGCGTATGCGGAGCTGGCCTCGATCCTTGTCTCCTCGGGTCTGCGCTACTTCGAGGACGAACAAGAAATCGACGCCTCCAGCCTCGCTGACAACGGGGCTGGGGGCGGCTCTATCGACTTGCCCGACGACTATCTCGCGACCATCGGCGTGGACCGGCAGGTGGGCGAGCGCTGGTGCCAACTCGACGAGTTGATGGTCCAGGAGCGCAACACGTTCTCCTCGTCCCGCCGCTCGGCCAAAGCCTGGACCACCATCGGCCAGAGTCTGCACCTGTACCCGCGCCCGCCGGCAAGCGACACCTACCGGCACCTGTACGTCCCCCAGCCCGCCGACCTTTCCGCGGAGGACAACGAGACCGAGGTCGATGTGGTGACCCCGGACGGAGAAGCATTCATCGTCTGGAGCGTCGCCGTCGCCCTCTCGGTCCGCGACGAGACCGACGCCCGAGACGCTATGGCCGAGCGTGAGCGCGCCCGTGCCCGCGTCGAGAAATGGGCCGTCCTGCGCTCGTTCAACACCCCGCGCCGGCGAGTGATCCGCGAAGGGCCGTTCTTCGATGGCGCCGACGACCCGGCCTCGTGGAGGTATCGGTGAGGCTGACCCAGCTGCTCTCGCTCGTGCTCACCGACTCGGCCTCGGAGCGGGTGCGAAAAAACCACGAGCAGGCGATCAAGGAGCTGCAGGCCGAGATACGGAAGCTCTACGCCAGCGGCGTCGCCGGCGCCGATGGGGCCGATGGTGCGTCGGGGTTCGGCGACTACGCCATGGTGGCGCTGTCAGCCAATCAGACCGCCCGATTGACGGGCGGCAACCACATCGAATTCGACCAGATCTCGCGCCGCGGGACCTCGGTATCCCTATCCACCGGGACCGAGCAGGCCAACGGCCTGATCACGCTGGCCGCCGGCAAGACCTACCTCCTCCAGAGCTTTCTCGGGTCCGAGAACCTGAACATCGCGAACTACCAGTTCACCGACCACTCCGACGATTCCGTCCTGATCGGCGACACCACGGTCCGGTCGGCCACTCATCGCCTGGCGGGTCAGAACGCCACGACCGCGATCGCCGGCCTTCCCGGGTCGGCAATCCTGGTTTCCCCGTCGAGCTCCCTGACTGTGAAGATGGAGCGAACCGCCGGCGGGAACGGTCCGAGCGCCATCCACGAGGGCTCGCGCATCTGGGTGCAGGAGGTTGCCTAATGCCCCTCCAATACACCAACGTCCACATCCCGCTCGCCGCCGGGCTCGACACCAAGAGCGACCCGCGCGCGCTCCAGCCCCCGGCCCTGACCCGGGCGCTCAACGTGGAGTTCACCGAGTCCGGCGGCCTGCAAAAGCGCAAGCCCTACGCCGCCCTCGCCACCGATATCGAAGGCGGCGGCACCCTGTCCGATATCCGCCGCCTGGCCACGTACCGGGACGAGCTGATCGCGTTCACGGACACGAAGCTCTACAGCTGGAGCCCGACTCTGGACGCGTGGCAGGAGCGGGGCGAGCACCTGGCCGCCTCGGTGACGGAGCGGTCGCTGTTCGGGTCCACTGCCGAGCAGAGCTTCTGCGACCGCGCCGAGCTGGACGGGATCGCGATCTACATGTGGACCGAGGGCAGCGACCCGTCCGATCCGGACCGGCTCATGATCGCGGCCCTGGACGTGGAGACGGGTGCGGTGGTGTACGGGCCGGAACCGTGGCCCCAGGACGGAAACGCACGGCCGCGACTGGTCGCCGGCGATTCGGTGATCTTCGCGTTCGTTTACGTCACGTCGGGCTCGGAGTTGTTCGGCAGCACCATCGACCCGGCCGACATCAGCGGGTCCCTCGATAACAACAGCTTCTCCGCGAACATCTCGGCCGGCCCCTACGACGTCGCCGTGAGCGGGGACACCTGCTACTTCGCCTCGCAGCAGACCACGAGCACTTCCTACCGGGTCGGCACCGTGAACGCCGCGGGAACGGTCGCATCGCAGCTGGAGGCGCGGACGTGTGACGGGGCCATTGCGATCGCCGTTTCGCCGGACGCGGACGTGATGGTTGTGCGCGTTGATGGGACCGATGTTGAGGGCGATCTGCTCGACTCGGGTCTGACTGCGACGTCGGACGTCGATATGGCCCTCGGGACGATCGGGGCGACGGACAACCAGCTCACCGCCGCGTTCAAGACGGTTGCTGAGGCGGGCGGAGAGTATCGTTGCTTCGCGTTCTGGACCTCGGGACAAACCAGCGGCTCTTCGGATTTCTCGATGCGCGTCGGCTGGGTCGAGACGGATGGCGACGCGAGCGGCACCGACGACGCCCTGGTCCACCGGATCGGCGTGGCCGCACACGCATTCGCCTACGGTGATCACGTGTTCGTCTGGGGCGTCTTCGCCTCCGACACCGTCGCCGACAACAGTCCACTGGTTGGCGTGCAGCACGCCTATCTCCTTTTCCGCGACGACGGCGAGGTAATCGCGCGCGCGGTCCAGGATGTGGCCGGCGGATTCGGCCTTCTGAATGGCCACCTGGGGACCGTCCAGGATCTCGGCGACTCACGATATGGATGGGCAGGACTCGAGCGCGGGCTCCTGACGGGGGATGCAGGCTCGACGTCCTACGCCGCTCGCTCCCCTCGCGAGGTGGTGCTCTCTATGGACTCGCTCGACGCCCGGCGCAGCGCGGAACTGGGGCGCACCCTGTACATCTCGGGCGGTATCCCCATGCAATACGACGGCGAGGGTGTAGCCGAGGTGGGATTCCTCATCTACCCGTGGCTGGTGACCAACATTACCTTCGGATCGCCGAGCGGAGGTAACGTCGAGGGAGGCGCGTACAGCTGGCTCCCTCTCTACGCATGGGAGAACGCCGCGCAAGAGCTGGAGCGCAGCACGTCAACGGCTCTCTCCACCACTGGTCCGGCCCCGGTGCCCGGGACCGGAACGGACGTTGACATGAACATCCGTGCGCTGCCGGTGACGCTCAAGCAGGGGGACCGCAGCGCGCCCCGCCTGGAGATGTGGCGATCGCTCAAGAACCCCGCCACGGGCGCACCGCTCTACCGGATCACCGATGTGGACCCGGCCGAGGACACCGGCGCGAACCGGTACATCGAGAATGACCCGACCGCCACCACCGTAGCGTTCACCGACGACATGGCTGACGATGATGCCGCCGTGCTTGAGCAGATCCTGCTCCCCGGCGTGGAGCTCGAGGACCTACCACCCGCGTCCGCCTCCATCATCGTCGCCGGCACCGAGCGCATCTTCCTGGCCGGAATCGCGAACGAGCCGCACCAGATCCGCTACAGCAAGATCCGTCAAGACGGCCGCGTGGCCAGCTTCCATGACGGGAACAAGATCACGCTCCCCGCTGGCTCCGGCGACATCACCGCTCTCGCCATCCTCAACGAGACCCTGATCGCCTTCTGCGAAAGCGCCATCTACGCCCTCCCCGGCGACGGCTTCGACAACCTCGGGGCCGGCCAGAACTTCGGCCCACCCCGCACCATCTCCGTGGACGTCGGCGCCCAGTCCCAGGAAGCCATCGGCGTGACCTCGGATGGGATCGTATTCCACGGCAGCAAAGGCTGGCACCTGCTCACGCTCGGGGGCGGGGTCCAATACATCGGCGGGCCAGTCGAGGACTTCGACGGCGACGAGTTCGTGGCCGTGCACGTCCTCGAGGGCCAGCACCAGATCCGGTGCCTCTCGACCGCCCGCTGCCTGGTCTACGACACCGTTGCCGGACAGTGGTCGGAGTGGGAGCTCGAGGACGCGGTCGGCGCTGTCATCTGGCAGGGCGCCTACGTCTACGCGACCGCATCCGGGGTCTTCTCCGAGCGCTCGGACTACACCGGCGTGGACTACTCGATCGATATCGAGACCGCGTGGATCAAGGTCGCGGACCAGCTCCAGAACTTCGGCCGGTGGCGACGCGCGGTCTTGCTCGGCGAGCGGCGAGACACCAGCTTCGCGGTCCGGGTCCGAATCGGGCGCAACTACGCGACGGGCTATTTCGACGACCGGACCAAGGTGCTGACCGGAAGCGTCGGCGCCCCACTCCAGTTTTCGCACCGTCCCAAGTACGGGCGCGCGCAAGCACTCCGCTTCCGCATCACGGACATGGCGGCCGATGCCGAGAGCGTGCCGGACTCGGAGGGCATGAAGCTCACCGGACTCTCACTCAACGTAGGAATCAAGCGCGGTCTGCCCCGGCTTGCGGCGGCGCTCAAGCAGTAGGAGAACGACGATGCCTGACTGGGGACGAATTGGAACAGCCGCTGGAACCTGGGGCCTGTCCGAGCTGTGGCGCGCCGGGCAGAAGCTCGCAGGCGATCCCATGCGCCAGGGCGATGACCGGTTCGTGGACGTGGACCAGACGGGGCAGCTGGCCGAGTTGGGCGGCTACGGCTCCCAGCGGTTCCGGGATGACGGTGCACTCCGCGGTCAGCTGCAGCGCCAGATGAGCGGACAGGAATCGCTCTCAGGTGAGCAGCTGCGTCAGGGTCTCCAGCAGAACGTCGCCGCCCAGCAGTCGATGGCGGCCGGAGCCCGTGGTGGCAACCAGGCCATGGCGGCCCGGGGCGCGGCCATGAACTCGGCCAACATGGGCGCGGGACTGTCCGGCCAGCAGGCCATGGCCGGGATCGCCGAGCGGCAGGCGGCTGCCCAGGGGCTCGCCGGACTGCGCGGCCAGGACATGCAGGCGGCGCTGGGTTCGCTCGGGACGATCGAGCAGCAGCGTGGCCAGCGGTACGCGGCGTCACTCGGCGTTCCCTCCCAGCTCGAGGGGGCGATAAGCGCCGGGTCGGCCGCCGGAGCTGCGTATGCCGCGTCCGATGTTCGCCTGAAGCGCGACATCGGAGACGGCAGCAACGACGCCCGCGCATTCATTCGCGCCCTGTCTCCGCAGTCGTTCCGCTACCAGGACCCGGGCAGGAACGGCGCCGGGGAGCACGTCGGCATCATGGCCCAGGACCTGGAGCGGACCCCGGCCGGCCGCTCGATGGTGGCTGACACCCCGGGCGGCAAACAGATCGACGGCGGCAAGTTGGCCACCGGTCTCGCCGCGGTCGCCGCCGACCTCGACGATCGGCTGGCGCGGCTTGAGCGAGGAGGTCGGCGGTAGTGCCCGAGGGAATCGGATACCCGTGGCCCCCGCCAGAGTGGGCTGTCACCCCCGACCAAGAGTCGGGGGCTGGGGGGGATCCGTTCGCGGACCCGTCCCAGCTCGCGTTCCCGCCGCCGGAATGGGCTGACCAGCACCTCGCTACGCCCGCCACGCCGGCGCCCGTGGCCGAACCGACGCCGGCACCCGAGCAGCAGGGCTTCCAGTGGCCGCCCCCCGAGTGGTCCCTCCCCGAGCCCGAGCCCGAGCTGGATGGCCCGCAACTCGCCGAACCGGTCGGCATGGAGGCGGACCAGCTCCGGCCTCCGGAGACGCTCCTGCCCGAGGAGCTGGCCACGCCCGATGTCGCGGTGCAGCCCGATCCCGAGTTCGCGGAGGATCTAGCGATCGAGAACTTCGAGGCGCATGCTCCGCTGGAGCAGGCGGAGATGCTTGCTCGCGAGGACGACAAGCGGCAGCAGGAGCTCCAGCGCCGCAAGCAGGAGGAGCTCCAGGCCGCCGACGACGAGCGCAAGCAGAACCTGCGCATGGTCGAGGAGGCCAACACCAAGACCGACCGCCGCATGGCCGAGCTTGCGACCGATGCCAGGCGCATCGCCGAGACCGAGCCTGACCGCGACCGGTGGTGGAAGTCGCGATCGACCGGCCAGAAGATCGCCTCCTACCTCGCCGCCATGCTCGATGGCTGGCTGTCTCCGCTCCGGGGCGGGAAAAACAACGCGCTGGAGATGATCCAGCGCGAGATGGCTCAGGACATCGATCAGCAGGTTGCGGATCTCCAGCGCCAGGGGCAGGCCGTTGCGACCGAGCAGGGGATCGTGGCGCGCGAGTACGCCCGGCATGGCGACATGTTCCGCGCCCGCGAGTCGGCCCGGAGCGCGGGCCTCCAAGATCTCGACGAGCGGCTCGCGCTCGAGCAGGCGCAGCTGCACCCGAACGGGACCCGGTTCCGGCGCATTCTTCAGGCGCGCTCCGAGACCCGCGGGGCGATGGCGAAGGCGTTCGACGAGCAGCGCAAACAGGCGTTCAACGATCAGATCAAGATCGGAGATTTCGAGCGCAAGGAGCGCGAGTTCGCCGAGCGGCAGCGGTCCGCCCGCGCCGGCGAGTCCATCGCGCGACGGGGCCTGGCCCAGCGAGAGAAGGAGTACGCACTCGACCGCTCCGACAAGATCACTGCGCAAGACGCCGCCGAGCGCGCGGCCCAGGCGGCTCCGTCGCCGACCGGACTCCGCAACCCGGACGGGACCCCGTTCACCACCGGCGACACTTCGGGCGACCGCGAGATCGCCAACCAGGTGGCCGGGTTCGCGGCAATGGATCAGGCGGCTAGCGACCTCGAGAATCACCTCCGCCTCCACGCCGATGCCGAGGGGATCATCAGCTGGGGAC